GATGTCGTCCACCGAGAGCACGTCAAAGGGCTCCACCATGTGGCCCTGTGCCAGACCCCAGCGTACGCTTCTGCGCAGGTCACGGCCGTCAGAGAAGCCTCTGTAGGACCCCCAGAACGTCTCGCCTATTGGCAGCAGTGGACAGAGCGCATAAGGCGTGATTAGGTGGTGGTGACGTGGTGGACCAGTGTGGTTAGTCGCTGATCCCTTCCTGGCGATACTGCATCCACGGTTCGTTGCTTCATCAGTGACAGGCCCTCACGGTAGCCTTCCAATAGCGACACTGGTCCACCACACATATCCTCACTGTTCCCCTGCCAGTAGGCAGCTATCCAGCTGAGAGAACTAGCCACTTCTCTCTTCTCACACTGGATGTTGTCATGCCTACTACTGAACTCTCAGGAACTAAGCGACTGGACTGGCTCCGCCGTCAGCGAGACCAGGCCACCACTGATGTGGAGTCCATCACCAGCAGGGCTGCTGATGAAGATAGGGACCTGTCTGACGCTGAGCAGGCCACCTGTGAAGCCCGCCGCTCCCGCATCACTGGCCTGGATGAGGACATCAAAGTTGAGGCTGAGCTGGCAGAACGCTCCGCCACGTACAGCAACCTGGTGTCCCATATCGGCCCTGCCCATCATCAGCAGGCCCAGGGGGTGGAACGCTCCACCCCTCAGGAGGTTCCTACCTACCAGACCCCAGGTGAGTACCTGGTGGACTTCCTGGTTCGCAGTGAGAACCCAGAGGCTAAGGCCCGCTTTGACCGATACCTGCAGCGCCAGGTGGCTCATCAGACCACTGCCAATAACCCAGGCCTACTGCCCACCCCCATCCTGGGGCCAGTCTTCACTGAGCAGACCTCCAGGCGTCCTGCCATTGAAGCCACCACGAAGCGGCCGCTCCCAGGCCCAGGCAAGACTTTCCAGCGTCCCAAGATTAGCCAGTACACCACCGCTGGTCCTCAGTCTGCAGAGAAGGCGGAACTTCCCAGCAGGGTCATGACTATTGACCCTGTCACCGTCACCAAGTCCACCTATGGTGGAGTGGTCAACCTGTCCTGGCAGGATCGTGACTGGACTGACCCGGCCATCATGAATCTTCTGGTCTCTGACCTGGCTGCCTCTTATGCTCAGGTCACTGACGCTGCCTTCTGCACCTACTTCACTGGCTCTGTCACACAGACTGAGGCAGCTGCCACCCCTGATGGCAAGGGAGTCCTGGGGGCTCTCTACGCTGCCTCTGGCACCATCTATGGTCAGACTAATGGCATGCCCGATACTCTGTGGGCTGCCCCTGATGTCTGGGGCTCCCTGGGTTCTATGGTGGATGGCAGTGGCCGGCAGCTCTTCCCCACAGTGAACCCTCAGAATGCCCTAGGCAACATCCAGCCAAACAGTATGGGTGGCTCTGTCGCTGGGTTCAGGATGGTTATTGATAAGAACCTGGCTGCCGGTACCGCTATCCTGGGAGACTCCACTTATGTGGAGACCTATGAGACCATTGGTGGTCAGGTCTCAGCCATTGAGCCCTCAGTCCTGGGCACACAGATTGCCTTCTACGGTTACATTGCCTGGCTAACGCTAGAGCCTAAGGCCTTTGTGAAGGTGACTGGCATGCCTGCTGCCCCTCTTAGTGGTGGGCAGTCATCTGAGGACAGCGGCAAGACTGCCCACCAGAGTTCAAGGGCTCAGAAGTAATGGCACTGCCGACAGGGCCAGGCTGGCCTGACGTTGATGAATACAAGCAGTGGGCCAGGGTGCCAGACACCATAGACGATGCTGCTGTAGATCAGGCCCTGTCGGCAGTGCAAGAGGCAGTCATAGCCAGGTGTCCCAGTCTCACTCTGGACCCCTGCCCCCACGATGCCTATTACGCAGTGCTCTTGTGGACCAACAGGGTTCTCAACCGCCGTAACAGTCCTGATGGGATTGTTGGGGTTGCTGACCTGGGTGTCGCTACCATCAAGAATTTCGATAAGGACATCGCTCAGATGCTGAGCCCTTATGTGGAACCAGTGATTGCCTGATGGGCACACTAGCTAGGGGCCAGGAACTGGTGGACCTGCTGGAGGCTGAGGGCATTAGGTCCACTGTGGACCCAGCCCTGGCAGCTCCACCCTGTGTCCTCATCATCCCACCCAACCTGACCTTTGACCTGAACTGTGGACTGACTGCCAGGTGGCAACTAGTGGCGGTGGTGCCCTCTGCCCAGACTGCTGACAGGGCATCCTGGGAAGCCCTGGACACATTAGTGGACAGTGTTAATCAGGCTATGGCCCTAGAGACTGCTGACCTAGTTGCCTACACACTCTCAGGCAGGGTGTACCCAGCCTATCTACTGTCCTTCCAGGAGGCTATCTAATGGCTATCGTAGAGTCCAAACTTAAGGAAGGTAAGCTGACCCTCGGCGGCACTGGGTCTCCTGCCACTGGTGGAGTGGAGTTTGCCTGCCAGGCCACTAACGTCAGAATCTCCCCCTCATTCACTGAGGATGGGGACACGGTAGAGACACTGTGTGGTGACAAACTGGCCCCCTCTGTCACCACTGACTGGGCTCTGGCTGGCACCTCCATCCAGGACTTTGACAGCCCTGACAGTTTCGTTCAGTGGTCCTGGGAGAACAACATGTCTGACCAGAACTTCACCTGGCAGCCTAATGCAGGGGCCACTGTCGTTAGTGGTGTTGTTCAGGTAAGGGCTCTGGAGATGGGTGGTGATGTGGCTAAGCGGATTACCTCTGACTTTGAGTGGAGGCTCCAGGGTGACCCTGACGTCACCTGGCCCGCTGGTTCCACTAGGTCTACTGACACTGAGAAGAAGACTGAGAAGACTAAGGCAGCATGACTGAGGTCAAGGGAGCAGCCGAGCTGGTCGGCGGGCTACAGCATATGGCCCAGTCCCTACAGGACATGTCTACTGCTCATAGGGCAGCGTCCAGACTCATCCTGGAGGCAGCCAGAGCCAGGACCCCAGTGGCTACTGGGAAGCTCCAGGCCAGTGGGTCCTACGATGCCTCCAGGCTGGCTGGCTCTATCAGCTTCTCAGCACCCTATGCCGGGCCTGTCCACTGGGGCATCCCATCCAAACACAGGGCTCCCACTCTCTTCATCCTGAAGGGTGCCCAGGCCACTGAGAAACAGTGGGTGGATGTCTACCAGAAGACTATTGACTCTGACCTGAACGCTATCGGCGGTGCCTGATGCCCAGCCTGAGGACTCGGTTTACGGTGGCCTGGGACGACCAGGAACCAGTGACCATCCTGACCACTGTGCAGGACCTGATTAACGCTATTGACAGGGTGGCTGCTAACGGCTCAGCGAATAACCGTATCGCCATGCATGCTGCTCTGATGTACTCAGCGCTGGAGCGTTCAGAACACCAGGTGCCACCGTATGACCAGTGGGTAGACCTCCTGGACTCCTATGAGGAGGTCTCTGCTCCTAATGGGGCCGACGGCCCTACCCAGACGGTTCCCTTGCCCACCGAGCTGTCATCGTCTCCTGCCTCACAGGAACAGACTGGAGAAGCTGGCTAGACCAGGACACCAGAGCCCTAGAAACTGCAGAGGACTTCTTAGTCTCCATAGGCCAGGCCCAGAGGAGGTGAACCAGTGGCAGCTACCAGCAAACTCCTAATCGAGATTATCGCTGACAATGCTAAGGCAGTGAAGGTCCTGAAAGACACTGCCTCTGACGTGACTGACGTGGGCAAGAGTGCCTCTGGTATGGGCACTGCTATCGCTGCTGGGGCTGCTGCTGGGGTGGCTGGGCTGGTGGCTCTGGGTGTAGGAGCCTTCAATGCTGCTGAGGAGTCAGCCAGGATAGGCAGGGAAACTGAGCGGGTCATACGTACCACTGGGGCTGCAGCCTGGACTAGCGCTGCCCAGGTCTCAGAGCTGGCAGGCTCTATCTCTGACAAGACTGGGGCCGATGATGAAGCCATCCAGTCAGGCCAGAACCTGCTCCTCACCTTCACCAATATTCATGATGAGGTAGGCAAGGGTAACGATATCTTTACTCAGGCCACTGGCCTGGCTCTTGACATGTCTACGGCCCTGGGGACTGACATGTCCTCTGCCAGCATCCAGCTGGGTAAGGCCCTGAATGACCCTATCAAGGGAATCACTGCTCTTTCTAAGGCTGGAGTGTCCTTCAATAAGGACCAGAAAGAGCAGATTAAGACCATGGTGGAGGCTGGGGATGTTCTGGGTGCCCAGAAGATTATCCTGGCTGAGCTGAGTAAAGAGTTTGGTGGAGCTGCTGAGGCTGCCGGTACCCCACTGGACAAACTCAGGGTCAAGATAGGGAACTTCCAGGAGGATGTGGGGGCCAAACTCATCCCTGCTGTGGATGCTGTCGCCACTGTCCTGGGCAACACCATGGGTCCTGCCATAGAGAAGGCTACGTCCTTCCTGTCTGAGCATGAAGAAGCCATTAAACTTCTGGCTTCCATAGGACTCACAGGCCTGGCTGCTGCCTATGTGCCAGTCATTGCCAGGCAGGCCCTCCTCATCGGCAGCAATATTGTGTCCTGGGCCTTTGAGGCTACGGCTGCTGTCTATGTCTTCACTGCAGGACTGCTGGAGACTGCAGCCGCTGAAGGGGTCCTCACTGCTGCTACGGCCCTCCTGGAAGCCTCCATGCTGCCTGTGATTGCCCCTGTCGTTCTCTTCGGCACTGCCCTCTATGGGATCATAGGAGCCCTTACTGGGGCCTCTGAGGCTGCTGATAAGTTCTATGGTGAGGTAACCCAGGATGTAGACACCTCCTCCCTGGAGGATATGGAACGGGCTACAGCTCGGCTGGAGGGCAGGCTCCAGGAACTCAACTCACAGATACGTGACCACAACTTCGCTGACCTGGTGGCTGGTGCTGCTGACGTTCTGATCCCATTCCACAACATAGAGCAGTCCATCCTAGACCAGGAGTCTGAATACCGTAACCTGGATGAGAAACAGAAGGCCTATGTCGACAATCTTAACGCTGCTAAGGCTGCCCTAGGTGACTATGCTGCTGCCAGTGTCCTGGCCAGCCATGGGATTGACGACCAGGGTAACGCTGCCCAGACTGCAGCAGGCCAGAGCGCAGACCTGAACTTCCAGGTGAGAGGCACACAGGCTGCCCTGGAGGAGATAGCGAAGTCTAAGAAGATAGACCTCACCACCCCTGAGGCTATCGACAGGGTTAAGGCTCTCTATGAGAAGACCCAGTTCACTACTGAATCCACCCTGGGCCTGTCTGATGCACAGGAGAAGTACGGTGATGCTGCTGCCACTGCTAAGGACAAGACTGATGCCCTGAAGTCTTCCTTTGATGCCCTCATCGGCATCCACCTGAGTGCCAGGGAGGCTGAGACCCAGTACTCCCAGAACAGTATCAGCCTGATGAAGACTCTCACTGAGAACAAACTGGCAGTGAAGGGTGCCACTGAGGCTAGTGCTGGTGCCAACCTGGGTGAGATAGTGGCCATCAACAACAATAATAAGGCCATCCAGGACAATGCTAAGTCTGCCCTAGACCTAGCTAATGCCAAGTTCAAAGAGACAGGCTCCCTGGACCAGGCATCAGCTAGCCTGGAGACAAACCGGCAGAACCTTATCAACGTGATGGTAGCAGCGGGGTACACAGAAGATGCTGCTAAGGCTTACGCAGACCAACTAGGCCTTACCCCTAAGAATATCGAGACGGCAGTGAACCTGGATAATGCGGCCGCTAATGCTGGCATCCAGGGCACCCAGAAGGGCCTGGATAAGGTGGGCCAGGGTGCCGACGCTACCGTCACTGCTGACACCTCTCAGGCTGAGCGCAACATCAATAAGATAACAGTGATGCTGGATGGGTTCATCCAGAAGGCTTCCCAGGGGGCTGTCATTGGTGGAGAGTCCAGTATCGGACGCAGAGCTGCCGGTGGCCCTGTCGGTCCTGGTGGGATGTACATAGTGGGTGAGAAGGGTCCAGAACTCTTCACCACTGCCCAGCGGGGCTACATCAGTCCCCTAGCCTCCAGCAGTGTACGCAGTCTCAGCAGCCCTGCTCCTGTGTACAACATCACTGTCAATCACACAGGCCTGGCAGTGGACTCTCCCAGGCTCCAGCGTGACATTGTGGATGCTATTAAGCGATACGGACGCAGGAATGGTAGAGCAGCGATCCCCTACACCGCCTGACCCCTGGCCGGGCACAGAAGGTGGAGCCTACTCCCCTCACTGGGGTGGGGCCATTAAGCTGTATGTCTGGGCTGGCATCCTGGCTGGCTCCACCATGAAGTGGGGAACGTCCACTACCTCTAAACTGGACGCAGGGAATGTCTGGGGTAAGGGCTCCACCAGGGCTGCCCCTCCAGCTCCTGCCGGCAGACTCTGGATAGACCTGTCCTGTGATGTCCTGCACCTGGAGACCAGCGTGGGAGGCTCTAGGGCTGATGGGGCCATAGCCCAAGGGGATGCCGGTACCTGTTCTATCAGACTCACTGATCCTGACAGGGTGTATGACCCCAGTAACCCTGATGGTCCCTACCAGTATGGCGGTACCTCCAGGCTCAGCCCTGGCACCAGTATCCTGGTCTTTGCTGAGGTCTGGAACGGCAGCACTGTCACCCAAAGGAAACTGTTCACTGGCACGGTCGACACCTGGTCAGAGGACTGGGCTCTACATCCCACAGACAGGGTGGCTGAGGTCCAGGCATCAGACGCAGTGAAGGAACTGGCTAACCGAGATTATGGGGAGCAGCCTGCCGTAGGTGCAGGCGAGACTGTGAACCAGCGCATCACTAGAGTGCTTACGTACTACCAGTGGACTGGCCCTACTGCCCTGGACACCAGTACCTACACCCTGCAGTCCACCACCCTGGCTCGGTCTGCCTGGGAGCTAATCGGCAGGGCCACTGAGGATGAATTGGGCTTCACCTTTGTTGACCAGGCTGGCACTCTCCAGTTTAAGAACAGGGCCACCTGGACGTCAGCCGCTGCTCCTGTCCTCGACCTGGGTTGCTACCCAGACCACGATGCCATCACTGACGCAGTGGTAGAGGCTGCCTCCCTGAACGTACGCAATACGGTCTATGCCTCCATTACCGGTGGCACCATGCAGACCGCTAAGGCCCAGGCCAGTGTGGACCGTTACGGTATCTACAGCTATAAGAGGACTGACCTCGGTCTACAGACTGATGGGGCCGCTGGAGCCTGGGCTAGCTTCCTAGTTCAGCTGCAGGCTGTCCCCAGGCCCAGGCTGTCGAGTGTCACTGTCCTGCCAGTCTTTGACCCTTCACTGTGGGTACCCCTCCTGAGCCTGGCTCTTGTCGCTGACCGTATCAGGGTTCGCTGGAACCCTCCTGACCAGGACACCATTACCCAGGTTACCGGCAGGGCTCTGGGGGTCTCTCACACCGTGGACTTCCAGCGCTGGGAGGTGGACCTGGAGCTGATCCTGGCTGACATCCAGACCCATGTCATGCACTGGGGAGTTCACCCTGATGACAAACTCACTTCTGGCAACACCTATCGCTGAGGATGCCTTATGGCCTATAAGACCTTTGTAGCTGGAGAGGAGGCTCTGGCTGCTGACATCAACACCTACCTTATGAGTCAGACTGTGAGCAGGCACTCCAGTGCTTCTGCTAGGTCCAGTGCCATCTCCTCACCATCCCTGGGCCAGCTCAGCCAGCTGGCTTCTGATGTCATAGACCTGCAGTTCTTCAATGGGTCAGTCTGGCAGTCCATACCCTGGTACTTCCACAGTGTGGTCAACTACACCACGGTTACCACCCTGGCCCCCAGTCAGAGCGTCACCGTTCCCCTGCCTTACCTATCGTTTCCCCGGGCCTGCTCCTACTCAGTGGAGCTACAGCTCTACATCACTGCGTCCAGTGGCAGCGGTTCTGCCTCCATGAACTCCTACGTTGTGAGTAATGGTGCCGGCACTAGTCCCACCCTGAATCCTGGCTCAGTGTTCAGTATGAATCCCTTCCTAGCCATTACCCTGCCGCTGAAGGGCTTCTGGAGGAATCACGCTGCTGGAGCGAATATGGCTCCTAATGTCTACCTGCAGGCTGGGGCCAACAGTCCTGGGTTCAACATCAAAGTAGACCAGATTGCAGGCTCCTATCATGTCTTCCCACCAGGGAGCGAATTCTGATGACCATGTCATTTCCTGCAGTGGTGGACTACTCCTACGGCAGGCCCTCACCTGACTACATCAGGAACAGTGGCTACATTGGAGCCCTCAGATACCTGGGCCATGACGGGCGCTGCCTCACCAGTGGAGAGGCTAACGGCCTGCTGGCTGCTGGCCTGGGTATCGGCCTTATCTATGAGGAGGCAGCCTCAGCCTGTCTGGGGGGCTGGAACACTGGTGTTCAGCATGCCCACAATGCCAACAGGTATGCCGATGAGGTAGGGGCTCCTAACGTTCCCATCTTCTATGCTGTCGACTTCCAGCCCAACCACGACCAGCTCTACGGTCCGATTGTGGACTACTTCAGGGGAGCTATGTCAGTGGGTGGCAGGGAGGTCAGGGCCTATGGGTGTGCCTCTGTCATGCAGTGCCTGTGTGGTGATGTGGGCCTGTTCCCAGACTCCTGGCAGTGTGCAGCCTGGAGTTACCCTGGCACTGCCCCTGGGACTCCCATCAGTGACGGTGGCTGGAACCTGGTCCTGAGTCCCTATGCCAGCATGCTGCAGTGTATCGGCTATGTCCTGCAGGACACCTCAGACCATAACAACATGATAACTGCTGACCGTTCCTTTATGTGGGGAATGGAGGATGAGGACATTATGACAGACGATGACTGGAACCATCTTACCGCTATCGTGGGCTCCACTGTCCTGAACAAATTCGCTATGCACAATGTGCAGGGTAACCTCATTGAGGACGATGACGGGCAGTACTTCATCACAGTGTCTGGTGACGGTACCCTCAGGCGCTACCACCCTAAGAGTGCTGAGGAGGCTAATGCTCTGCAGATTGTCGGCTTCCTGGCCAAACAGAAGCCTGAGAATCCCCCAGCAAACTGCCCCTCAGTGTTCAATGCCAGAGACCTTCCTGACCCCATCAGGGACGCCCTGAAGGCCATCCCCTGGGCTGGAGGTAGCAAGGATGCCTGAGTTCAGTGCCCTGCGCATGGCCCTTGATGAGTGGCGGGCTGCCGAGACTGATGACGATAAGGCCAGGGCCGCCGCCAGGGTGGTACAGCTGGCCCCTCCTGGGAAGCTCTGGGACCTAGTCTCCAGGCTGGATGAACTGGAAGCCATTAAGGCTGCATATGAGTCCTCAGGACCTGACTCAGGCTGAGGCTGTCCCACTCCATAAATGGGACTGGAGACAAATAGTGAAGCTGGAGCGTATCTGGTTACGTAGAGCCTCACGTAAGCCTAAGTGCTCAGTATGTGGTTACCCCATGATGCTGGGCCAGACTGGGAAGCACTTCACCTGTGGCAGCGATTAACGCAGTACCACCCACCCTGGACCTGAACCTGTACGCAGGTGATGACCTGGCCCTGACCCTGACTGTCACTGACGAGAATGGGGCAGCCTACAACCTGTCTGGCTCCCTGGATGCTCAGATACGGAAGGGCCATGCCCTCACTGTGGTGGCCACCCCTGCCGTGAACGCTCCCACCCCAGCCTCAGGAGTGGTCTTCATCTACCTGTCTGCTGACCAGACTGCAGCTCTCCTGGAAGATGGGGGCCGACACTCCTGGGACCTACAACACACTGACTCTGATGGGCTCATCACTTCAATCTGTAAGGGTGGGGTCTCTACCTCACCAGACATCACTCAGCTGGGGGTGCTATGAACGTTACCGGTAAGGTGATGGTCCCTAAGCCTAAGGGCTCTATCTCAGTGGCTACTGGTGGCATGATCCCTGGCCCCCCAGGCCCAGAAGGCCCAGAAGGACCGACAGGCCCGCCCAGCACCGTGCCCGGCCCTCCAGGACCGACAGGACCAGCAGGCCCAACAGGTCCAGCAGGCGTCCCCGGCCCAGTGGGTCCAGAAGGTCCGGCAGGTCCCTCAGGAGGTCCGGTAGGGCCAGCAGGTCCGGCAGGCCCACAGGGGCCACAGGGGCCGCCTGGAGCGACAGGAGCAACAGGGCCCCCAGGAGCTGCCGGGGCAGCAGGAGCCACAGGCCCAGCAGGTCCCACCGGCCCAGCAGGGACGCTGCCCAACATCCCTAACACTGGCTGGTCAGTCACCCCTGGCTACACCGTTGATAAGGCATTCAACCCCGAAGCCTGCACAGTCACAGAGCTGGCCAGGGTGGTAGGGGTCCTCGTTGATGCCCTTAAGTCTGCCACGATACTGGGGTCCTGATGGTCAAGTTTGGAACGGTAGACACACAGACAGACCTGACCGGCGGAGGCACTCTCATCATCAATGGGACTAGGCCACCCACCGATACGGATGGGGCAGTGGGAGACTACTGGCTAGACACTGCCGGTAAGACACTTTACGGCCCTAAGGGTGCTGGGGGAGGATATGGGGCAACGGAATTCGCTAACCCTGGAGCGTCTGTAAGTGAGTACAATACCGGTGGGGCTGCCTACACTATAGGCCACAATATAAAGTGTCTGGTAGCCGGCAGGGTGATGGGAATACGGTTCTATAAGGCTGTCCTGGCACCTCAGACGAGTCGTACTGTCCGGCTCTACAATACGTCCACGGTAGCCCTACTGGCTAGCGTGGCAACTACTGGAGAGGGTGCCAGTGGTTGGCAGACTATGAACTTTCCATCACCCATAAGCGTAACGGCTAATCTTCAGGTAACAGTCGCCTATGACGTAGGCATTTCTACAGGGGGTGTCTACACCACTGTCCCCGTACCCTCGTCGCTAGTGCCCACCCATATTACCTTTACAGATAGCCGACAGGTTACTCCACCGGGGTTTCCAGCGAGCACGTCAGGTAATGGCTATCTGGCTGACGTTCTGTTTCAGCCAGCCCTCCCCACCTGGCCCATAGCCATTAAGTCTGCGCCATGACTAAATTCGGCGACGTCCTCACCACCGATGAAGTCCCCAGCAGTGGGACTACCATCCTCAATGGCACCGGGCCACCGGCTGATGCATTGGGGGCCGACGGAAACTATTACCTAGACACTACGGCCAAGATCCTATATGGGCCTAAGGGCACTGCCCCAGTCTATGGGGCAGACCAGATACCGGTAGTCGCCACGCCTTCAGGTGGTGCACCAATTGGGACAGCTACCTTAGGTCTTAAGTTTCGTACCCTGGTAGCTGGGCGGATTAGTGCCCTTCGATACTATCGAATGGGAGGCATAGGCACAGCCCATACAATGCTGCTGCAGCTCTTTCTGCAGTCCACTCAGGCTGAGCTAGGGAGGGCTACGGTCAATAACAGTGCCTCTGCCCCTGCCGGCTGGATTAATGCTGACCTAGTCTCACCGGTGGTGGTGACAGCTGGTACTGATTATAGAGTGGGATACTCTACCCCTACCGTAGCCACTATCAATGCAGGCTATACCTTAGGGACAGTCCCAACCTCTAGCGTTCCAGCCTCAGTTACTATAAATGGGGACTGTCTTTCCAGTCTTAATGCCACCTATCCTGGAACTGATATCTCTGACTACTACTTTGCTGCTATCGTGTTTCAGCCACAGACGTCGGGGCTTTGGCCCGTGGCCCTGAAGTCGGCACCCTGAGAGCCCCCAGAGGGCCTAGAGCAGGCTAGGATGGGTGCAGACAGCCAGAAGCCCCCAGAACGCCTGAGACGGGCACGCAGGGGGCTCTGGTGGGAAGGGGGCTCCAGTGGAGCTGGAATGGACCAGCAGCAGTGACGCAGGGGAGTTAGGCCTGGACTCTGCGTCACACAGGGCTGAGCTGATTAGGCAGCATCTTCAGACTGCCCCTGTGAGGTCTCCTGAGCACTACCAGAGGCTCCTGACTCTTGGCGCCACACAGGAGTCACTCGACCTTCCTGCAGACCCTTCAGACCCTTCCGTGAAGCCTTAGCGATGTCCAGCCTCTCCAGCTCAGCCTTAGCCATTCTGCGCATCGCTGGGATGTCCTTCTTAGCCTTAGCCTCCAGCCACTGGTCCACAGTGTGCCTGGGTGCTGGGGCAGCCTGAGACCTGTTCCACTCAGCCCAGGCCTTCTCCAGAGGCTCCAGCTCAGCCCTGATGGTTCGCTCGGTCTTCAGCTTCTCACTGAGGTCCATCTGCCTGGCCCGGTAGGTCACCTCCACCTGCTCTAGTTCTGCCTGCCAGTGGTCCAGGTCAGCCTGCTGGGTGAAGGGCTGGGCATCAGGCACGACAGCGACAGCTCGGTCTGTCCACAGGGCTGTCAACAGGTCTCCCACATAGTCATCCAGAAGGGGGCCACTGATAGTGCAGCAGCCCTTCTTACAGCGGTAGTCGTGGTGGCCCTTAGTGTTGTTGAACTGGCCATTCATGGCTTCTCCACAGACTGTTCCCCAGCAGACCCCAGTCAGGATGTAGCTGGCCCTGGTCTGGCAGCTGGCCCTGTTTCGCTCACCCCTACCTGACATCTCAGTGATGAGAGCCCTCCAGGTCTGCTCAGTGAGGATGGCTGGCACCTGAGACTTGATGGGGTTCCCCTCCTCATCAGACACAGTCCACTGATGGATGGGTGGAAGACGCTCCCCAGGTCTCACCTTAGGCTTATGGACCAGGTAGCCCGCTATCCTGGGGCTGAGGAGAATCCTTCTTATGGTCTGCCTGTCCATAATGTTGCCCTTAGGGCTAAGAACTCCAGCCTTCTCCCACTCTCTTTGAACTTCCCAGGTGGCCTTACCCTGCAGGATGTCCTGGGCTGCCTTCCTGATGAGGTCTGCCTCCAGCTTAATCTCTAGGTTGTGGTCTGGCCCTGTGACACCAAACATCTTAGGCCCAACGTAACGGCCAGTCTCTCTGAGCTGCTCATGCCAGTCACTAATCCGCTCTGACATAACGGCCAGTTCATCCAGGCCCCTAGAGCTGGCCCCATACGCTGCAGCCCTTCCCATGGGTGTAGACAGGTCCAGGCGTTCCTGGGGAGTGGCGAACTTCAGATCTGGGTTCTTCTCAAAGACCCTAATCAGGGTTGTGCAGTCCTCAGGGTCTCTGGCCACTCGATAGAAGTGGGAGCCCACTAGCCCATCGTACTGACCCAACTCCTGGAGTAGGGCCTGGAACTCTGGCCTGGCACCCTTCCTGGTATCGGCAGACTTAGCCATATCACAGCGAACTGCCACCACCACCCCTCCCAGCTTCTTAGCTAGGCTCAGGCAGGTCTGGTACTGACGTTGTAGGGCTAGCAGGTGGTCAGACTCTGACAGCTTCTCCACACTCAGCCTCAGGTAGCAGATGATGGCCAGCTGGCCAGCCTTAGGAGTAGGGAAGGTGAGACTGGCTAACCACTTCCCACTGGGGGTCTGACTGAGGTCCTTAGCAGGCTTCCTGGTGTACCTACGCTTCTGGGTCATCATGCCCAGGTTATCGGTCTGTGAGGTAGGCCGCTAAACCGATTCTGGCTGCTCGCAGCGACAATCGAATTAGCACCTCAGAACCTGCAGGTCAGCTAGGGTGCTGATACAGTCCTGGCCTATGAGCCCAGGAACTGGAGCTGCGGGCAGTCGTGGATGCGGTGCGGGCGGTACGTGGCGGCTGACGATGCTCTGTTCGCTGGCAGCGATGAGGACAGGGCACACGTGATCGAAGGCTATGAGCACTGCGATGACCCCGCGTGCGATGCGAACCGCATGCCCGTGCATCCCGACGGCTCGCGGGGTTATCGCCACTCTCATCCGATCGGCTCAACGTGGATCGCTGATCGGCGCGCTGTTGCCGATGGGCCACTTGACAGAAGCCCGGATACCGGCGATGTCAGCCAGGGTGCCTGTCCACACTGGTCTCCAGGTCAGCAGGAGGACCCCCAGAGCCCAGCTCCAGAGCCTCCAGAGAGCCTGTAGCCAGGTTAGCTCTGGCCAGGGCTATCTCCACTACCTCACGCCAGCCTGGGGCCTGGAAGGCCAGTTCTGTGTCCTCTGAGTAGTAGGCAGCGAACCAGGGGTCAGCCATCAGTCCTCCTCCCAGGAATGGGTGTAGAAGGCCTGGGCATCAGTCCATCCCCTCTTCCAGCCATAAATCATTCCCCAGACACAGGCTCCGCCACCGATGACAGCTGCAGTTAAGATGGTCACTAGCATTAGCGTCCTCTCCTCCTGCGTTCAGCGTCCACCTTCCTGGCAGCCTTAATCAGTGGACGGTACAGGCCATCAGCTTCCCCACCGTTAGCTGCTATCTCATCTGCCCACTGGTAGCCCAGGGCTTCCATCAGTCCTGTGATGGAGATGCCGTTATCCTCAGCCATCCTGCCCCAGGCGTCCTTAGCCTCTGGTGAGAGGTAGGCATGGATAGCCTTAGGGCCGCTGTCTCCCACATAGCCTGTCACTACTGGTTCCTTCCTGAGAAATAGATAAGCGCTACCATAAATAGTCCTATGAGGACTGCCAGCAGGAGAAGGCCAGGGCTGGCAGTAGAGTGGTCCAGGTAGTTAAGTGGCTCCACCGAGTCCCCTTATTGGGCCTATGGT